TCTACAGGACGCCTAGGAGCACCTGGCCATGTTTCGATTGCGTAACAAAAGTGATCATACATCGCCCTCACTTCGTCGATGTTCAGGGTCATCGTGCAAGCCCACTCGTCCGTGCTCTGGTCCTGATCCATCTTCCAACTCCTTAAATGCTAGGGACATGATCGTATATATGTAATAAGCAACACCCGCTAGAAGAATGATGAGACACCAGATGATACTCCAGGTCACATCATTTACATCTTCCAGCGGGCGCAAAAATAAATTCATGGGTTTCTTGGATCGATACCTAAACTTTTGAGATACTCAATCCACCAGTCAGCGTCTTTAATGTATCTCCAATTAGGAACTTCCTTACCCTGTTCTACAACATAGTATTGATAGAGGGCCTCATCGATAGTCTGTGCGATCTCCATACTCTTCTTCCTCTCCATCAACATCTTCATACGGGTTTTCCACAAAAGGTCCTCGTTTTCGGAATGGTTCTTGTTTGACATAATCCTGTTCTGCATTGACTGCTTCAATCCAAACAGCAAGTTTCATTACGATGAAGATAATGATAAGGGGTGTAAAGCACCCGATTAAAATTACGGGGTTCATTTGTGACTCCTATCGAAAGGTTCCCAGTGTTCCCATCCATATTTATGGACCAAGTGCATACCTATGATGGGAACAAACACAAGAAAGAATCCCATGACGCCGAGGCACCATGGGGTTTGCATAACAGATCTAACGAACATTTGAACGTGGTGCATCTCTAAAATACTCGGGTATAGGACAACCTTTGAAACGATCAATCTCATCCTGTGCTAGGACAAACATACATGCGAATCCTATACAGAATGCTAGTAGATACTCATGTATGGTAACTCTCATGCTGGAAAATCCCAATCAGTTATACGATCTGCTTTGTATTGTGGCCCCCACCCGCCAGTGTAGATGTAAGGGACAGTGCGAATTGGGCAAGAAGTGCCAGTACACAGAAGGTCATCTACGATCCTCCAAGATTCCATTACCTCATCGGCGTGAACGAAGTGTGATTGATCCCCTTGGATTGCATCGTATAGGAGTTTTTCATATCCATCGATTGCTCTGTCTTGGGGATATTCGTGTGTGAGTGTGGCCAACTCAAGGTCATCACCAAGACCAGGGGACTTAATATCCATCCTAATATCCAGATGAGGATTAGGTTGGAGACGGATAACAATGCGGTCGTTGACTTCTCCTTCATATAACTTTAGCGGTGGTGCTTTAAGTTTAATGACTACCTCAACACATCCGTAAGGCATCTTCTTACCCGTCATGACGTTAAAAGGAACTCCCTCCCAACGCCAGTTATCGACGAATAGAGAACCAGCAAAATAGGTAGGAGTGCCACTGTTAGGATCAACGCCCTCTTCGTTACGGTAGCCATCGTATTGTCCAAGAATAAGATTTGTACCTAGTCTAGTCGCGGCGAGCACTTTTGTCTTCTCGCGTCTGACTTCTTTTGCTGACATTTTGCTAGGTGGTTCCATAGCAATCAGTGCCAGCACCTGTAAGATATGGTTCTGTAGCATGTCACGTACAGCACCAGCAGTCTCATAGTATTGAGCACGGCCCTCACAACCAATAGTCTCGGTTGCAAAGATCTGAACCTCTTCTATATACTGCCTATTCCAAAGTGGTTCCAGTAGTATATTGCTAAACCTAGTGGCAAGAATATTATTAACAGTATCTTTGCCAAGATAATGGTCAATGCGATAGACTTGTTTTTCGCGTAGATGTCTAGCAACCACAGCTGATAAATGATCAGCAGATTTATAATCGTACCCAAAGGGTTTCTCGATAACCACGCGGGAATGGTCGGGGTCATCGAGTTTACCCGCCTCTTTAAGATTGACAATTGCGTTAGCGTACCTTTCTGGTGGCACAGATAAAAAGTAAGTATTGTCGTGAAGATAATCGGGGAGATGAGAAAGAGTATCAACATTGTCCAGATCCGCAGAAACGTAGTCTAGATGATGCAAGAATTCATCAGGATAATCACCAAGACTTTCTTTCCACTGTGTAGCGGTAGGAGATCTCCTAGCACAACCAGTGATTAGAAAATTATGTGGCAGTAGATCTTTCTGCCACAGTTTATAGAGTGCAGGGATTAGTTTCTTCTTGCATAGGTCTCCCGTTGCACCGAAGATAACAATCCCTTTAGTGAGCTGTTCCGTTTCCATCGTATTTGTCTGATTCGTAATAGTTATTTTCACCCTTTCGTAACCCGAAATATATTGTGGATAGTACAAAGGGTGCGGCTCCCCATAGAAGGACATCAGCGAACGTCATGACCACCAAACATAGCTCTCATTCCATTCAGAACCTTGGCCGCGAAAGCACCAAGACGGCGCGACTCAAAGCGTGCCCACAGAGCACTAGAGATGACAGGAGTGGGTACGCCAAGATCCACACCAGCGTGAACAGTCCAACGCCCCTCACCAGAGTCTGATACTCCCCCATCGAAGTTGCCAAGCTCTCTATCGCGGCGTAGTACAGCAGCGGTAAGATCGAGCAACCAACTACCAACCACGCTACCACGACGCCAAAGCTCAGCCACTTCAGCAACGTTAATGTCGTACTGATAGTCTTCTGGGTTATCCATTGGAGCAACTTCAGCATCACCTGCAGCAACGTATGCTGCGCCAGCATTTGCTTCATGCAGGATATTAAATCCTTCTGCGTATGCTTGCATGATTCCATACTCAATACCGTTGTGAACCATCTTGACGAAGTGACCAGCACCAGGGCCACCACAATGCAACCAACCTAGTTCAGATTGTCTTACGAAATCATCAGGTTGTGTACGTTCGGCGGCAGCGATGCCTGGGGCGAGGGCATTAAAAACTGGCGCACAAGTGGCGACTGCTGTATCTCCGCCCCCAACCATAAGACAGTATCCACGGTCCAGACCATAAACACCACCACTAGTACCACAGTCAAGATATTGGATGCCAAGTTTAGACAACCTTTCTGCCCTGCGTCTGCTTTCTTTAAAATTGGAATTGCCATGATCAATAATAATGTCGCCTTCACGACAATATCGTAGTAAGTCATTAAGTGTTTCCTCTACAGTTTCTGCTGGTACAACCATCAAGAAGACACCTGGAACCTTGCCAGTCATCTCCGTTCCTTCATGAACTACTTGAACAAGGCTTTCCAGAGAATCGGTATATCCACTGATATAACCCTTTTGAAATTGCTCTTGAGCTTTTGCAACATTGTTACGATACCCATGTACTTCATGTCCACATTTGATAAGACGGCGGGACATACCCTCGCCCATCCTACCGAGTCCGATAATTCCTACTTTCATTTTTTAAATAAATCCTCTACTTGTTTTCGAGCGTCAGACATTTTTTGTTTCTCACGCTCTGTGTGTTTATACCCATATTTACCATGAAATATGGCGTGGCCTTGGCAGAACATAGTCACACCGAATATCAGTGCCAGGACAATGCCTATCCACTCGATAACTATAAAGTGATTTTCAACCATGGTAGTAATGGGGGAATGACGCCAATCAAACGTAGGAGTCCTTCAGCAAACAAAGCCAGGACAACCCACCCGACGCACATAGAGATGATAGAAGCATTGCGATTGTGTTTCCTAATTGCTGCATCGATCATCTCCTGAACGTCTTCTCTTGTTAACCTTTCGGGAGGTTCTACGCCCTTCCCCCAGTTCTTAAACATAGATCTTCTCCATAGCAAGTTGTAGTTCTCTGGAGTGTTCCAACTCATCGTTCAAGATCTCAAGGATCTTGTCGTCGTGACCATTCAAAGCAAGATACTTTGCATAAGTCTCTGCTGCATGGATCTCTACCTCGTAGGAGAGATGGTAAGCAGACACAGGAGCCACCCAGTAATAAACCACATTGCTCCAATAGTAGACAAGAACGAGGTGCTTGGCAACAAAGCGGTCAATAAAATAATTGTTACCACCCCGACTTTCCATGTATTCCAAATGTTCTGTTTCATTAACTGACTGATCAAAGTGTTGTTTCATCAAATATAGATGCTGGGGACCACGAAGTCCCATGCTTTCACGAAAATGTAATACACTCAAAAACGCAAAATAGGGTGCCCGAGCGATTTCCTCAAGCACCCAAAAGCGTTGATAGTCCCTACCTTGGTAGAGAAAATCTAGTATTGCAACAGTAATGTCTAAAACAAACCTGTTGAATTTTTCCATCATTCTACATGCACAGTACCGATCATGCCCGCACCTTTGTGGGGAGCACACCAATAAGTGTAGTCACCTGCTTCGGAGAATGCAACATCAAACTCTTCGCCAGGCATCAATGCGAGTGCTTCGTGATCTAGTTCAGGATGATCCTCAACAATTACATTGTGAGGTGGTAGCATGTTGTTGATAAAATGAACTGATTCTCCTGCTGAAATAGTAACCTCTGCTGGAGAGAATACGAGGTTGCCATCGGCACCCATCATGACATCTACGGCCCAAGCAGGGGCAGCAAGAAATAGTGTAGCTAAAAACGCAAATAGAAACTTCATAGAAGTTTACGCGACTACACTATCTATCAGGTTCGGGGGTGTTGAGGTCTACTTGAAGCCCTTTGTAACGTGGATTTGTGTTGACTTCCTGACTTACCATTTCACCAAACTCGCTAACGCATTGGCACCACTTTTCTCTCGCCTCTGGCGCACCTAATGCTTTTTTATCCATAGTCTATGCCACTCCCACCATAGAGCGGCACAATCATCAGACTTCTTCTGTAAGTGAGGTTCCCTGTACATTATCCTCGGGACAGTATTCTTCCATGTAGACACGAAGCTTCTGCTTCAAGTCGTCGTATTTTTCCCACATGTATTCAGATCCAGTCTTGTCCTGGTAACACTCACACGCTTTAATCAAGCGATAAATGTCTTCCGCTTTAAATCTCATGGCCATAGTATCAATGCTTACCTATTATAATTAGCAGTTCCAAGCACGCAAGGACTTGTTTATGCGGGAATCAGGATCTTTCGCAGTCTTCTTGCTTGTGAGCTTGGCCTTCATACCTTTCATTCTAGCGCAGAAGGATGCCCTACGGGGGTTTCCAACCTTCTTGCTTGGAGCTTTGAGGTCGCTGCCAGGATTTTCTCTTTCGTAAGACTTTCGTCCCTTCTCATTAAGTCCTCCTGACTTTTTCTTTCCTTCCTTTC